TCTGGAGCAGTGATAAACAGGTCGTGCGTACCACCGTGGCGCGGGTGCATCCGCACTCGGTATTCGTAATCTTCGACGACCTGTTCGGGGCTCACTTTGCCTTGTCCCAGCTATCTCCGACCTTAGCTTCGGCAAGCGGCGGAATCTCGCCCAACCACTTGGCCTCACACTCCTCCATCACGGATTGCAGCTGGAGCGCCCAAGTGTCGGCGTGTTCTTCAGCGACGAGCAGGATGATTTCGTCATGCACCACGCCGGCCAAACGCACCACGTCCTCCCCGTCGACGTGGAGTAACGGCCACAACTTGCCAAGCGTAAGTTTGAGGACTGCTGCACCGGCTCCTTGGATTGGCGTATTACAGCGGGTAGTGAGTTTGTTGTTCTCGCCCGGTAAAAACCGCCGCAAGCCCGAGATGCGTATGCGGATAGATGGATTGTCCTTAGCCGCATCAGCATCGCGAGCATTTTTGCGCTGCCATGCGGAGATGCCTTTATATGCAGCGTGGAACTTTTCCCGGACCTCCGCAGCCTCATCAAGATCCATCTGGATCCCCATTGCTGCTGCGTAGTTCCTGAGTCCTTTTGCGCCACTTCCATAGAGCAATCCGAAGTTTGCCGATTTTGAGACTTGCCGCTGCTCCTTCGTAACCTCATCTTCCCCAACACCGTAAATCTGCGTCGCCGTAATCGTATGCAGATCTTTCCCCTGCTGGAACACCTGAGTCATAAGAGAATCCTTAGCTTCTGCCGCCGCCAGCCGTAACTCCATCTGCCCATAGTCTGCTACAACAAACTTGTAACCTTCTGGCGCCTGCACACAAGCCCTAAACCGCTGATCCCTCGGAATTTGTTGCAGGTTGGGACTCATGCAACTCATCCTTCCGGTATCAGCCCCGAGCTGCATATAGCTGGCACGAATATAACCATCCTTTGACAAGTTCTTCAGCAAAGTTTCAGCCATCTGCCGACGTTTTTCCACCCGTTTCCATCTCAAGTAGTCCGCCACAACCTTGTGGTCGCCTACATATTCCTGGAGCGCCAGCTTGCTAGCACTGGGCTTGCCGTTCTTGGCATCCATCGGCGGCTCACCCAGCAACGCCGTGAACTTTTTCAGCAACTGCGCAGGACTGTTGAGGTTAAAAACGTCAGGATCAGTCTTCTTACCTTTAGCACCGGGCTTTGTCTGGTACAACAAATTACCGTCAATCCCACGGCAAAGTTTGTGCCCAGCAGGTAGCGCAGCATCAAAGTCTTCAATAAACTTCTCACCTACTTCGTGGTGCTCAATATCCAGATCTTCGATCAGTTTCTCCAGCGATTCCTTGTTAAAAGGAAGACCTGTTCGCCATAACTGCGCCATCGCCGGAAGCGCATTGCACTCCAGATACCAAGCCGGATAAAGCCCACCTGTGGCCATCCGCTGCTGGATCTGCTCGTACAAATCGAGCAACACCAGCACATCTTTCGCGGCGTACTCCAGCTGGCTATCGGTCAGATCGCCCGACCAGTCACTCTTCTGCTCTTCCTTAGAAATATCCTCGTGCAGGTAACGCTTCACCAAGTGCTGGAGCCCGTGCTTCACATTGGGCATCCCGTTGGTGAGAATCCTGCTGGCCAACATGGTGCACAGCACCCGCCCAGCCGGATAAATCTCCTGTTCCTGCAACCAGCCCAGATCGAAGACCGCGTTGTGCGCCACCCATGTGCGCTCCACGTTGAAGAACTCCTCGACCTCGATCCAGTCGTTGTCATCCATGGCAAAGCAGTCGAGCACCACAGGCGGTTTGCCTGGAGCGCCCAACTGCAGTAGCCGCATTCCGCCGATCTTTGGCTGGAGCTGCGTCGTCTCCGAGTCAAAAGCGATGAGCCTCTCATCGTCGAGCGTGTGGAGGTGCTCGATCCCTAGAAGAAAGTCCAAGCCTGGTAGGGCAACTTGTACCCTACTACTCTAGCAGGCTGTCAAGCTCCCTTGCCGAGCACAGCTCCGCCGCCGCGAGTGTCCCACCCTCGGGAAGTCCCAGCAGACACCGCTTATCCCAGTGCACGCAACACCGGCACGGCCCCCCATCCTCTTGGGGCTTGTAGTTCTTCCGAATCCGCTCCATGCGAATCTCCAGTAACCCGGCCTCACTGGAGCGATAGCACTTCATACACATCACGGGGTTGGTTGTGTGTTTGCCGCACTTCTGGCACGGCCTGCTGTTGATCGTGATGGCCATTACTCATCAGCTTGATAGAAGGAACATTCGATGGCAAAAGTCCCGCCAGCTTCTGGAACATCCAAGCTGCACCGCTTCTGCCACCAGTGCGCACAATCTCGACACGTAATTTTTGTACTGCGAATAGTCGGCACAGACCCTAAAGCTTTAACTTGTGCAGCCCGCCGTGGAAGTTCCGGCCACAAATCCTTGTACGCCCGCCCTGTCCTTATCTGACTAACGGACTGGGGCACAACACCTAATAGCCGCGCCAACTTCACGTTGTCACGCTTATCCGTAAGAATCAGCTTGACCTCTTCGGGCGTCAACTGTCTTGTCTCCAGGGGCTTGTTGTCCGACTTGTGCGTTGGAACAACTTCCCGCTTGAGTTTTTTGTCGTAGTAGACATTCCATCTGTACCCGCAACACTTACAGCGGAAGCGATACGAACGGATCGTCGACCCGTTTCTCCAGTTGTACGTGTTGATGATTCTGCGAAAACTGTGAGTGCAATAGTCAGCCATTCCAGTGCCGAATAACTCCTGCGCAAATGAAAATGTTAGTAGTCATGTAAGCCAGCAGGATGCAAAAGCGCACCAGTGCAACCTGATCAGCAATCCGGTCGTGCTGGTGCGCCTTCTCTCCCAACGCCTTGGCGACAATCCGCCACCAATGCCTCATCAGTCCAGCTTTAACGCATTTGCCAATGCGCAACGCTCCTCAAACGAAAGCCGCTGGAGAACATCGCTAATAGCTTTCAAAAAAGCGATACCTACAAAGCCAGGAAAGAAAAACGCCAGCAGGCCGATCGCAGGGTACACAAACCGAGATGTAAATGGGATAGAGGCTCCTAGCAAAGCCATCATCTGTTTGTCAGTCATTTTTGTAAGGTGCGGTAGCGAGAGTGTTAATCAAGCGGTTCAGATACCAGCGACATTTCATCGCATCTTCCAGCGGATCCTTCTTCAGCCACATCCGACTGAGGTATTTAAGGCACTGCCACTGGAGCGACCCAACGCGAGCATCAGGTGCATGTTGCACCCAATCCTCCAGCACCTCAATCACCTCAATCTTCCCCGCCGTGTAATGCGAGGGATGATCCACTGAATTACTCATCCTTTAGAAGCCTGAACAGCAGTGTCGCCCTGATAGCGACCAGTAACGGAGTAGCTCTTGCCGGGCAGCATCGACATCCTGTGGAACACAATCTGCGCGATACGCATACCCGGCCACAAGGGAACAGCGTGCAAGGACCTAGCGTTTTGTAGTTCCAGCGTTAGCCGCCCTTTGTAACCGGGGTCGATATACCCGGCAAGAAGATGCTCAATCCCCTCCCTGGCACGACTCGACTTGAGCGCCAGCTGCCCAGCGACACAATCCGGGAAGCTGAACTCCTCCAACGTTTCGGAAAGTATGAATTCATGCGGTTGGAGCATGAACGGCTTTTCCTTCGAATTCCCAGCAATGGAATACGGAACGAGAGAGGATGTTGTCGGCAGTTCAACTAGGAGATTTTCACCTAGTCGAACATCTAAAGACGCAGGATTAACAAGCTCTGCCTGAAAAGGTGTCACTAAACCTCTGCGTGCCAAGTTGTGGATCTCATGATCACAAAGCACCATCAGATGTGCTCCCAACTAAAACCAGAAACGGCTTTACCTAAAGTGCCCTTGCGTACACCTAAGTCTTTAGCCATATTGGATATAGAGCAACCATTGCGTTTGTGTCTAGTTCCGGGTTCATAAAGAGACCTGGCACACAAAACTTGCTCTTCGGTAAGTTTGGACTGGTAATTCCTAGACCCAGGCTTTGCCTGCTCTTTAGCTGTTTGCCAAGCACAGTTACCTGGCTCGTAATTACCTACGTCCCCGATACGGCCCAGGGTAGTTCCCGGAGGCCGTTCGCCCATATCCGCAAGAAAGTTCTCAAATGAGTCCCATCTCGGACAAACGCGAACGCCCGCGCCACCGTAGTTGTGATAACCAGTAACACCTGGCTTTTGACACCGCTGACGCATCGCAACCCACGACTTGTAAGTCGGCGACTGACCTGCGCTAGTGGCGTGACCGTGCTGAAGGACGCCCATCAATCAGCCACCACAACGGGAGTGGGCTGCTGGAGCTGAACGTTTTTCCACGTCTTGCCCCACTTGATGCAGTTGATGGTGGTGATGTGAACGCCGAAATCACGGGCAATCGCCGCCACCGACTTCCCACCACCGGCCAGCTGGCGCTTAATTTCCAGCACCTTGGCCTCCGTCAACACCGCAACCCCACGCTTGCCCTTGCGGCTGGACTTACGAGTCTTAACTTGAGACTTGGGTGCCTTGACCGCTTTCTCGGTAACGGGCAGAGCGATGGTCTTCTTTGGATCAGCAATGTCCAGCTCGATGTGCTGGCACGTATCCAAGGCAAAGCGTGCGTCGTCCAGAGCTTTGATGATCTGATCGAACTGCGCTGCAGAAAGGATGTACATGTTCATAGGTAAGAACGGGTGCAGTGTAGTAGGGGATGGTCAGTTTTGGAGTTCCAGCTTGATAGCGGCCTGGAAATAACCAGCCACCTTCAAGCGGCGATAAACAGAACCAGCCTCTTCGGACTGCTTGTTTTCGAGGGCGTCGTAGTCGCGGCGAGCTTCCTCCAGTGCCGCCATCGTTTCGATGTTGAGGAGGTTCAGCTCGCTGTCGGGCAACTCCGCCAGCTTGTCGAGGTAAATAGTTTTACCGCCCAGCAGGTAGGAGCGGTAAAACGGCACCATTGAAGTTTCGGTCATTCGGGATTGGATCAGCTTCAGCCGAAGTAAGCGCGGCGCTTCCCTTCGACCCAGGCATCGTACTCAGCCGGATCAGTAAACCTGTGCTTGAAAACGTCCGGCACCTCAGTCGAGGGCTTGCGTGGAACACTGCGCAGCTCGCGCAAGTCGTTGTCGTTGTAGCCCCGCGATTGGCGGTAGTAGTCGGCGTACCAGTCAGTCATGCGAAGTAGTTGGGATCTTGCTGGCGTATCCGGGTGAGATCCGTGAGTCTC